GTTTATACAAATGCGTAATCTACAGATTAATACATCTCCTGTAACCCCAATGCAATATGTCACACCTGAAATATTTGACCGCTTATATGGCGGTTCTGCTAATGGCACTCCCAAGTTCTATACTATTATTGCTAATGAACTTCAGTTAGGCCCAACGCCAGACACAGTTCAAACAATAGAGATGCTGTTCTACGAAAGGTTTGAGAATCTTACAGACAGCGCAACAACTAACTGGATGATTACTAACGCTCCTGATATCTATCTGTATGGCTCTATGCTAGAAGCAGAGCCATTCATTATGAATGACCCCAGAGTCCAGTTATGGGCTACAGCATTCCAACAGGCTATTACAGACCTACAAGAACAAGACAATAGGGATAGACACTCTGGTTCTGCACTGAGGGTAATGAATACTAGCGGGTATCCATGACAGCCCCTATAACGTGGGCTGAGGCTAGTTCACCTATCTATTGGTCTAACATAGGTATTAACTGGAATACTCCCGCTAAAACAGAATCAGAAACATTTGGAATAGATACTAGTTATATATTAGGTCACGATCATACGCTAGTAGGCTATGCTGTTATTAGCGTTACAATGGATTATCAAAATGGTAATTCATTTTTATGGAATCCTGTTGACGATCCTTCTAGCATATGGACAGAAGTGTCAGACCCAACATCTATCTGGACTGAACAATCAGACCCATCATCGGTATGGACTAAAAGTGATTACCCAGACTAATAAATTTAAAGCCGATGGAGGCTTACGAATGAATCATAATACAGATATGAATCTAGGACTCAAGAACGTATGGACTATTGAGTGTTTTGATTCTGACGGCAATATTAAATGGGAAGAAACTAAAAACAATTTAGTAGTTACTGAAGGTCTTAATCATATTTTATCCAGTACATTTGATGGCGGTACACAAATTACTACATGGTATGTAGGGTTAAAAAGTTCTGGGTCTGTATCTGCGGCTGACACTATGTCTTCTCATGCAGGTTGGACTGAGCCTGTTCCGTATTCACAGAGTGTAAGACAAACACTTACGTTAGGTACTGCCTCAAGCGCAAGCATTGACAACACAGCAAACAAAGCAACATTTTCTATAAATGCAACTGCAACTATAGCGGGAGCATTTATTACTAGCGACAGCACTAAGTCTGGAACATCAGGATTACTATACGGAGTTGTAGATTTCTCTTCAGCACGATCTGTAATATCTGGTGATACACTTGAAATAACTGTAACATTAACGGCGGCAAGTACATAATGGCATTAGAAACAGCGAATTGGGTAACACAATTAGTACAGACTAATCCTGTTGATGGCGATCCTGTGGGAGAAGGTGATGACCATCTTCGTATGGTAAAGACTGTTTTAAAAAATAGTTTTCCGTCTACTTCTACTACGGCTATTGTTCCTAATATGTCAGGGCAATCAGGAAAATATTTAACTACAGACGGAACTGATTCGTCATGGGGTACTGTAGAAGCAGGTGATCCTGCGGGTACAGCAGTCGCTATGGCAATCGCATTGGGAGGATAGATGGCTAACGCATTTAAAAACGCAGGAGCGGCAATAGGAGCAACAAGAACAGATGTATATACTTGCCCTGCGGCTACAGAGGCAGTTGTACACGCATTGTATTTGTCTAACGTAGATGGCTCAAGCAGTGTAGATGCTACTATTGAAGTGTACGATAGTTCAGCCACAACCTATTATCATGTAGGTAAAACGCTTCCTGTTCCTGCTGACTCTACGCTAGTGTTTGACAAACCAGTTAACCTAGAGGTAGGAGATAAACTTACAGTTACAGCATCAGCGGCTTCAGACCTTGAATGCTTTCTTAGTGTACTGGAGATTACTTAATGCCTTATCTGGGTACTAAAGGATTAAAAGCCTCTGACATTAGGAGGTTTAATGTTACTGGCTCTACAAGTGCTACCCATACATTAACGTGGGTTGCGCCTACTGAGCAGTCATTAATTGTAACTATCAATGGTGTAAAGCAACAGGAAGACGCTTATAGCGTATCAGGCACTACCCTTACACTCACATCTGCTTTGGTTGCTACTGACAAGATGGAAGTCGTAGGAATTAATGACGTAGGCACTACGGTTACACCTGCACAAAACTCAGTTAACTTAGATAAACTAGCAACCACAGGTACACCATCTTCATCTACGTTCTTGCGTGGTGACATGGCTTGGACTGCCGTAAGTGATACCAGTGGATTATCTTCCATGCAAGTTTTTACTAGTTCAGGAACGTACACTAAGCCGTCTGGAGTTACTAAGGTCATAGTGGAAGTTCAAGGTGCGGGTGGTAGTGGATCAGCAGTGTCGACACCTAAATGTTTTGGAGCAGGTGGAGGTTATGTTAAAAAACTTTTAGACGTATCTGGCGTAACTTCTTCGACAATAACTGTCGGGACAGGCGGTGCTGGAAAAGCCGCAAATGCGGGCGTTGGAAATGCAGGCGGTTCTTCTTCTTGGAATGATGGCGTAAATACTACTTTAACCGCAGGCGGCGGGGAAGGCGGAAGAATAGACGGAACCGCTTCTGCTGGAGGGTCTGCAACTGGCGGGGATTTTAATGTAGAGGGTCAAGGGGGAGGTAAAAGCGGTTATGCAGTTCTTAGCGGCGGCTCTTTTCTTGGAAAGACAAATGGTTTCGAAGTGACTGGATTAAACCTTAACTCTGCCCCAACAGGTTATGGAGCGGGTAGTGGTCTTGGTACTGAAGCAATTGCCAGTGTTGATGGCGGTAACGGCATCGTAATAGTTACGGAGTACAAATGACTAGAACAGTAATACAATCAGATGACATTGCATCAGGCGCTGTTGATAGCGGTCTTGCATCGGTACAAACTTTTACTTCATCTGGAACGTGGACACGAACTTCTGGCGTAACCAAAGTAATTGTTGAAGTGCAGGGCGCAGGTGGCGGTGCAGGAAGTGGAGATAACTACCCATCACAAGGAGGCGGCGGAGGAGGAGGATACGTTAAAAAATTTATAAATGTTTCTTCCATATCATCTGCAACAATTACCGTTGGAGCAGGAGGTGCCGGTGGTGTTAACGCAAATGGAGCAGACGGTGGAGACAGTTCATGGGTTGATGGAACAAATACTTTAACCGGCGGAGGCGGGGTCGGTGGTATTTGGACTAATAATGCATATGCTACTTTTTACATCGATAATCGTGGGTCTGCCACAGGTGGAGATTTCAACATTCAAGGCGGATGTGGAGAAGTTGATAATGGTGGAAGTTCTTCTTTAGGGATTGGAAGTTATCGCTTGAATGCAAACGCTAATGCTGTCGATCAGGCAACTGGTTATGGGTCTGGCGGAAACAGACCTGCTAACAATGTTAACAGCAGTAATTATAACGGCGGCCCCGGTAAAGAAGGAATAGTAATCGTAACGGAGTACAAGTAATGAGTTACATCGGAAAAGAACCAGAGTTTACTTCTTACCCATCTAAGTTTTTTAACGGTGATGGCACAGCCATGACTGTATCTCTTGATTACGGCCCACCTAACGATGCGGCATTACTTGTCTTTATTGACGGTGTACGCCAAGACACAGGTGCTTATTCAGTAGCAGGTACTAGCCTAACCTTTAGTGGCAATGTTCCAGTAGGCACAGCCAACGTACAGGTAGTACATCTTGGCATCGCAGTAGATGTTGGTACGCCCGGAGACGCAACAGTCACAGTAGATAAGTTAGGTACAAACTTNTACACNAACGAAACAACTATCGCAAGCAGTTACACACTGCCTGTAAATTACAACGCCATGTCAGCGGGTGANGTTACTGTAACAGGAACNATNACCATACCGACTGGTAGCACTTGGACAATAGTATGAGCCAGTTATCTGTAGATTCAGTAATACCACAAAGCGGNACAACCGTAACGCTAGGTGCTAGTGGCGACACTATAAATATTCCTAGTGGTGTAACTATGACAAATAGTGGTACGGCTAGTGGATTTGGGAAAGTTTTGCAGGTTGTTCAGACAGTAAAAACTGACACTTTTTCTACTGTGTCTGCAACTATGGTTGAAGTTACTGGTCTTTCGGCTTCCATAACCCCATCAAGCACTAGCAATAAAATTTTAATTTTGGCTGATGTAGCATTCGGAAGCAGTAATCTAGGTTTTTATCAATTGCGAAGGGGTGGTTCTGAAATTGCTCCTGCAATTACCGCTTCTGGTTA